TATGCTCATTATATTTAAGAGATAAATAAAGTTGCCGGATCTTTTTAAAACCGGCATTTCACAAACACACACAGGAGAATAAAATGTTTTCACCAAAATTCTATATCGAGCAGTTCCAACACACTAAGAAGTTGGTCGGCGATCAGATGTTCAAGGATCAACCTGAACTCAAGAAGCTTTCCGATAACTGGGTTGATGCTCAGACTCAATTCGCTGAAATGCTTATCGACAACTCCATCGCAATGATGAAGTACAACGTCGATCAATACTCGGCTTTTTCTAAAATGGTTACTAAATAATGGAGACAACTATGAAGAACCCATTCGAGATTCGTCAAGAAGTTCTAGGCATGGCTAAAGATTACATGGACAAACAATGGGAAATGAACTACATGTTCACACAACAAATGTTTGAAAATGGTAAGAAAACAGTCGAAGATATGCAGACTGCATTGAAGCCTTACAGCATGGAAGCATTGATGGAGAAAGCACAGGAAATGTATCAGTTCGTTTCCAAACGCGACTAATCAAAAAGGGGCTTCGGCCCCTATTTACTTTCTGTCTCATTCATGGTATAATACTGCCTATGGCATTTTACACTTCAGTCCTTCGTTATGGTAACTCCATCTTATATCGCGGCTATGATGGAGCAGGTCAAAGATACCAACGCAAAGAGCCGTATCAACCAACATTCTACGTCCCCTCCCAATACGACACAGGCTTTCGTGGCCTAGACGGTCAACAGATCGGATCTGTCAAGATGGACAGCATGCGAGACGCCAAAGAGTGGCTAGAGAAATACAAGAGTGTTTCGGGCTTCAACATCTACGGCAACCCGAACTTCATTCAACAATACATCTCAGACAAGTTTCCAGGTGAGATTCAGTTTGACCGTGATCTCATCAACGTCACGACCATCGATATCGAGACTGCATACGATGGTGGATTCCCTGAGCCAGCAGAAGCAAAGAACGAGATCCTTGCTATCACTGTCAAGAGCAACATCGACGGTGTCTATCACGTGTGGGGTTACGGTGACTATGACGTAGAAGCTGCACTCATCAAGCCAGTGTCTTACGTACAGTGCAAGTCAGAAGCTGCGATGCTCAAGTCATTTCTCGATCATTGGTCATCGCCTAAGTATTCTCCTGACGTTGTAACAGGTTGGAACTCACGCTTCTTCGATATCCCGTATCTTGTCAACCGCACGGCAAAAGTTCTCGGCGTAGAAGCAGTCAAGAAGTTCTCACCGTGGGGTTTAGTCAATCACCGTCAAATAACCAGACGTAACAAAGTATATGAGACGTTTAACCTCGAAGGTATACAGTCGATGGACTACCTCGAGTTGTTTCAGAAGTTTGGTTACACATACGGTGCACAAGAGTCTTACAAACTCAATCACATCGCTTATGTCGTGCTAGGTGAACGTAAGCTATCATTCGAAGAGTCTGGTTCGTTGAAGAACCTGTACAAAGATGACTTTCAGAAGTATATCGATTACAACATGAAAGACGTGCAGCTTGTCGATCGTCTTGAAGACAAGATGGGTTTGATTACCCTTGCAATGACTATAGCCTATAAAGGTGGTGTCAACTATGCAGACACGTTTGGTACCACTGCAATCTGGGAATCGATCATCTATCGTAAGCTTAAGTCACAGAAAATATTACCAATCATTCAAGAGAATGACAGTGTCAAGACTGCATTTGCTGGTGGTTATGTCAAAGATCCTAAAGTCGGTATGCATGATTGGGTTGTGTCGTTTGACTTGAACTCTCTGTATCCAAACATCATTGTTCAATACAACATGTCGCCTGAGACTCTGATGACTGCACCTGACGATCGTGTACAGTCAGGCGTAGAGTATTATATGGATAACAAAGCTACTCCTGAGAAAGACGTAGCATTTGCAGCAAACGGTTCAACATATCACAAGAAGTTTCAAGGTGTAGTACCTAACATCATTGTAGATTACTATGATGAACGTGCTGCAACCAAGAAGCTCATGCTTGCATCTCAAAAAGAATATCAGAAAAACAAGACGTATGAACTCGAGAAAGAGATCAATCGACTTGAAAACACACAGATGGCTCTGAAGATTCTGCTTAACAGTCTCTATGGTGCTCTTGGTAATCAATACTTTCGATACTTTGATATCAGACTTGCTGAAGGCGTTACCTTAACTGGTCAGCTTACGATTCAATGGGCAGAGAGAGCTATCAATGCAGAGATGAATAAGATCTGCAAGACAAAGAACAAAGACTATGTAATCGCCATCGATACCGATTCACTGTACGTCAACTTTGGTCCTATCATGGACACTTTAATATGGAAGCCTAACGACGGTCTTGAGAAGAAAGTAGCATTCCTTGACAAGATTTGCTCTACTCACTTTGAGCCTTTGCTTGAGAAGTCATATGCAGAGTTGTTTGATAAGATGAACGGTTATGTGAATCGTATGGCAATGAAGCGAGAGGTGATTGCTGACCGTGGCATATGGACTGCCAAGAAGCGTTACATCTTAAACGTACATAACTCAGAAGGTGTACAGTACGCAGAGCCTAAACTCAAGATCATGGGTATTGAGGCTATCAAGTCATCAACGCCTGAGGTAGTGCGTAAGAAGTTCAACGAGGTGTTCAAGATCATCATCAAAGGTGACGAGCATGAGACACGTAAGTTCATCAACGACTTCAAGGCAGAGTTCAAGTCATTGCCACCAGAAGACGTTGCGTTTCCACGTTCAGTGAGTAACATCAGTGAGTGGAAAGACAACAAGACGATATACAAGAAAGCTACACCGATTCACGTACGTGGCTCTCTGCTATATAATAAGTACATCAAAGACCATGGCCTAAAGACTCAGTACGAACTGATATCGGCAGGCGATAAGATCAAGTTCTCTTATCTCAAGTTGCCAAACCACATCAAAGAAAACGTGATCTCTTTCCCTGACTACTTGCCGAAAGAGCTTGGTCTACATCGTTATATCAACTACGACTTGCAATTCGAAAAGACGTTCATCGAACCACTCATGTTCATCTTAGACGCAGTTGGCTGGTCACTTGAAGAAAAACAAACACTCGAGGACTTTTTTGTATGAAAGTTGCAGTTATCGGTTCTGGGATATCTGGTGTCATGGCCGCCTACTATCTTGCAAGAGATGGTCATGAGGTGACTATCGTAGATCAGGAAAAACATCCTGCTATGAAGACGAGCTACGCTAACGGTGGCCAGCTTTCTGTGTCAAACTCAGAGACCTGGAATACCTGGTCAAACGTCTATCGTGGAATTAAGTGGCTATTTAAGAAAGACGCACCTCTGTTGATCCGCATGAAACCAGAGTGGGCAAAAGTCAAGTGGCTCGCTAAGTTCATGTACTACACGGTCAAAGGTAGTTATAAGCCTGCCACTGTCAGATCGATTGAGCTTGGTCTTGAGTCTCGTAAGTTGATTGAAGAGATTATTGAGAGAGAAGGTATCGAGTTTGACTTCTCTCAGTGTGGTCTACTCCACTTCTACAAAGATAAAACATATTTTCAAAAAGCTAAAGATGCAACACAGTTATATGAGTCTAATAACTGTGAGTGGAAATCAGTGACTGCAGATCAAGCCGTCAACATTGAACCTACGCTTGATCAAGTCAAAGATAAACTTGTGGGTGGTGTGTGGACTGAATCAGATAGTTCTGGTGACATTCACAAGTTCTGCACTGTGCTCGTCAAGGTCATGCAACTGAAGTATAACGTACTCGCTGTGTACAGCTTGTCTATTGATGATAAGTTTGACTATGATGAGTATGATGTAGTTGTTGTGTCAGCAGGTGTCGGTAGTACAAAGATCGCTAAGTCAATCGGTGATGACATCGACGTGTACCCTGTCAAAGGTTACAGTATCACTATTAATAACGTTGATCCTCAGTTCTTGCCAAAGGCTACACTGTTAGACGATCAGGCCAAGATCGTGACCTCATCTTTAGGTAATCGATTCAGAGTTGCAGGTACTGCTGAGCTGAACGGTGAGAACTATGACATCCCACGTGACAGGATTCAGCCACTAATCGATTGGGTACATAATAACTTCCCAGACATCGACACGAGCAACTACACGATGTGGACGTGCTTGAGGCCTATGACGCCAAACATGTTGCCTATTGTTAAACAAAGTGAGAAGAGACCAAACGTCTTCTATCATACAGGCCATGGTCACTTAGGTTGGACCTATAGTGCAGCAACAGCTATGGAATTAAAACTTTTGATCTACAGTGTACAAACCCAAAATAGCGTGGTATAATAAGCGTGCGAAAGGATAATATTATGAAAACATGGTTCACAGACATGAGACAGATGCACGGTAAGTACGGTGTATCTCAATGGGTTCACAACGCAACTCCTGAACAACTTCAGAAGTTCCTTGAGTTTCGTATGAACTTCCTCAAAGAAGAGTATGAAGAGACTCAGAAAGCTTATCGTGAGAAAGATCCAGAAGAGATCATCGATGGCTTGATCGACATCTGCGTTATCGCAATCGGCACGCTCGAAGCGTTTGGTGTCGATGGTGACAAAGCATGGCGCGAAGTGCATCGTGCCAACATGAACAAAGAAGTAGGTGTAAAGCCTGAACGTCCTAATCCACTCGGTTTGCCTGATCTGATCAAGCCAGCTGGTTGGGTTGCTCCAAGCCACAAGGACAATCATGGTAATCTCTCTGACGCGCTTTAAGAGTGTATTTGACAACAAGACTCACAACTCACTACAGTTCGAGTCTTTTGATCAGTTTGAGCAGGCACTACGAGCTTTGTCTGAGAAGCCGTGTGCTGACAAGAAGCATGCCTATCTGATTTCACCTGCCACTT